GATGACATCTATGGTCATAAAACAAATAAAGAAATGTTTGAATGGATTAAAGAAAATTTAAATTCATTCGACCAAATGATTTGGGAGTTTGGTAATGAAGATAATCCTGACTGGGTTCATGTCAGTTATGTAAGCGAGGACAAAAATCGTAACAGGATTTTAAAAGCTGTTAGAGATGATGGCAAAACTAAGTATATTGATATAACTAATGCCTAATGGATTTTGGATTTGCATTAATACCAAATGGCATATTACTAGGAATTGAATATTATCCTTTTGAAGGTAATAAAGATTACAGCGAGTTAAATATTTATTTATTAATTTTGGTAATACATTTTCGAGTTTACTTATGAGCAAACCAAAAAAAAAATTTAAAGAAACAAAACTAGGAAAACTGGTCGGTAATATAGCACCAAACATTTTAGGTGTTGCTGGTGATTTATTGCCTGATGCTGGTGTTTTAGGTATTGTTAAAAATCTAGTTACAAAAGACAAAAATATTTCACCACAAGACAAAGAGATGCTACATTCTCAAATCAAAGAACTTTATGAATTAGAGGTTGCTGATAGGGATAGTGCTAGAAAAAGAGAAATTGAAATTGCAAAAACTGGCAAAACAGATTACATGCATTCATTTACTGGTGTTGTTGGATTGGTGAGTTTTTGTTTTATGATTTATGCTGTTGTGTATTTAGAAGTGCCAGAAAATAATAAAGAAGTGTTTATAAATATACTTGGTATTAGTCAAGGAATCGTATTATCAATATTTGGATTTTATTATGGTTCTGCTGTAAAAGGTAATAAATAATGGCAAAAAGAGCTGGGTATATTCACTATGTAAAACCTAAAAAAAAGCGACCTGGTGTTCATTCCAAAAATGCTAGTCAAGGTCAAAATGGTCACAAAAAAAAGTATGTTGGTCAAGGCAAAAAGCACTAATTCTTAAATTTTAATACTTAAAAAATTCTTTAAAATTTAAAAAAAATTTACAGAGGGGATTTCATTCTAATGGACTTTTAGAGATTTTGAATGTTAGTAATTGCCAGAAACCCTAAAGTCGCTTAGAAGTCACCTAAATGCCTTTAAAATGGATATTGTACTTTTGTATAAAAACCATAAAAAAGGCAAAAAAATAAACATTATTTTTGTAATAAAATAATTCTATGGGTACTACATTAACTGGCAAAAGAGTTCAAAATACTTATGATTCACTTTTAAAATTATCGGACAATGATAACCTAACTGGTGTTGCAAAAATCGTAGGTGATGGCTTAGGAAATAACTCACCAATCTATTTAAGCACAACTCAAGTTGGTATTGGTGTCACACCCTCTTTTGAGTTTCATACTAACTCACATGCAAAGATTGGTGGCAATTTAATTGTTGGTGGTAATCTAACAGTTGATGGTACAACTACTATTGTTGATTCAACAGTTGTTGCTATTGGTGACAATATGATTGAATTAGCAAAAGATAATGTTGCTAATGTAAAAGATATTGGATGGTATGGCACAATTAATTCAAGTGGTGAAAAATATGTTGGAATGTTTTATGATGCATCAGATGGCATTACTGTACCAACATTTAGAATTGGATTAGGCACATCTGAGCCAGGTTCTACAATGACAATAACTACAAAAGGTAAATTAGTTATTGGTGCATTAGATGCATCCACAGGTGTTTTTAGTGGGCAAGTAACAATACCAGTTACACCATCAGCAAATGCACATGCAGCAAGTAAAAAATATGTTGATGATTCACTAAGTGGTACTGTAGATGGAAGTGGTACTGCTAATGATGTAGCAATGTGGTCGGATAGTGATACACTAACAGATGCACCTATTGCAATAAGTGGCAACAATGCAAGTTTTGCTGGTAATATTTCAGCAGTTGGTGGTTCGTTTACTGACCCAGTTACAATTTATGATACCTCAACAACTGAAAATCCAAGATTAAGTGTTGGTAGAAGTTCAGGACAAGCATTAGAGATTGATGTTAATGATAATGTAGCAACTATAAGACATAAGCAAGATACTGATGGCAATGGAGGTCATAATATTGATTTTGTTATTGATTCACCTTCAAGTGGGGATAAAGAGTTTAACTTTAAAGAATCTGGACATACTTCTGGAACATATCTAACCTTAAATAGCACAACAGCAACTTTTACTGGTGATATAAATGCCACAAAAGCAAGTGGTGACCATAAAATTAATCCTACCTCAGGTCAAGCAAGATTTACAATTGAATCACCAAGTGGCAATGGTAATAATGTCTATTTAGGATTAAAAGGACCAGACACAGAGTGGAGATGGATAACAAATAGAGGTGATTTGAATGGTGGTAATCAAGGTGATTTATTTTTAAGAGAAAACACAGAAGGTGTAAATGTACTAACATTTGAAACTAATAATGGTAATGCAACCTTTGCTGGTGATATAACTTTATCAAATGATGATGTTGCACGAACAATAAAGAGTAGTGCTAATGGTGGTGCTATTAGGTTAGTTGGTAATGCAGATAGTACAACAAATCCTGATAGAGGTTTATTTTTAGGTAGGGTTGACAACAATGATGTATTTTCATCATCACTTAGTTTTATAAATGGAGACAATGCAACTTTTGCTGGTAGAGTAGATATTCAAAAAGATTTAAGAATAAGAGGTAGTGATGGTGGTGGTAGCTTAGGAGTTGTTAGATTTTTTTCTGATGCTAATAACCAACTTATTATAGATACTGGTAATGATGGTTCTAATAGAACAATTATTGATGGTTCAGGTAATATCACTATTGCAGGGGATGTTTTTACTGACACAGTACAAATTTCTAGTGGTCAAAGTTATAATGAAAATATAAGGATGTTTCCACACCCAACAAATGATTATTCAAGTTTGGTGCTTGGTGCAGTTAGTGGCACAAGTGGTACTGGTAATGGTCAATGGACATTAGTTCGTTATCCAGCTACAACACATGATAATAAGTTTTCTATAAGACATAATGCAAGTGATTTAGTTACAATATTAAAAAATGGTAACACAAGTTTTTCAGGTTCAATAAATGTAGGAAGTGGTCCAAGTAGATTCACCCACCAACAAAATGCTGGTAGCAGATTAGAATTATATAATAATAGACAAGATGCTGGTAATGTAGAAGTTTATAGAATTGCAGCATATAATGCTGCCGAAGTTACTGGGGTGCATTTTTATAGAGGTAGTGGTGGTAATTCAGGTTACACAAAAATATTTTCTAAAAAAAATAATACTTCTAATTTAGAAGAAGTTGTGCAGTTTGGTAATAATGGTTCTTTAAGAACAACTTTTGTAGAAGATGTAAAAGCACCATTTTTTACAAGTGATGGTGGTAGAGGATTTAAACAAGATGGTGTTGCTTTTGTAAGTACATATTCAAATGGTGCTGATGCTAATGAAGCAAATGACATTGGGTCAACTTCAAATAAGTGGCGAGATGCTTATTTTTCTGGTAATGTAAATGCAGCACAACTAAAACCTACAAACATAGTAACAAATAAACTTGTAAAATTTGATGGTACAAAATTAGATGATTCAAGTATTACTGATACTGGTTCTGAAGTAACATTTTCAACAAATGCACTATTTTTAAATGATGTAACAATAGAAGGTACTTTTCATCCACTATCTTTAAAATCAAAAGCATACGACACAACAAACACAAGTTCAAGTGTAAGTGCTGGTACAAGTTTAGATGATGAATATGAGTTATTAGAATTTGGTGAAAGTTCATCACCTGTTTATTTAAATATAAAAACAGCAGCACACAACTCAGCATCTTTTGTAATCACAAGAGGGTACTTCGGTTCTAATACAGCATCAATAATGTGTACTGGTTCATCATATACAGCTAATGGTGGTTATGCAAATATCAGAGGGTTGAGGGTGATTAGGAGTGGTAATGCTTATAAGGTTATAGTAAGGTTATTTAGAAGTGGTTCTCATGTTGGATTTAATTTATTTGCTAGAGCATGGGGTGGTACTGCAAGTGAAGATATTACTTTTAACACAACATTAACTGACACATTTACTGAAACAGTCGCATTAGGCGAAATTGCAGATTTATCTGTCTCAACATCTTTAAGTGCTGCATTTTCAAGAGATGCTGTTTGGTCAGACAATGCCATAGGTGCTTTTGGTAATGCAAAAGATTTAATGATATATCATGATGGTAGTAATTCTTATATTAATGAAAATGGTACTGGTTCATTAATAGTTCAATCATCTGATTTATTTTTAAGAGCTGGTGGCACTAACAATACTAACAATGCACTAGTTGCTGCTAATAGTGGTGCTGTTACATTATATCATGCTAATTCAGCAAAGTTAGCAACAACAAGTACTGGTCTAAGTGTTTCTGGTCATGTTGTGCCAAGTGTAACGAACACTTATACATTAGGCACGACAACGAATTTTTGGAATAATGTTATAGCAAGGGCAATATCAACAACTGCTGATGGTGATAGAACTAAAATTAGAGTTTGGTCAGGTTCAACCTATGGTATAGGAATGAAATCTGGTTATAGTTATGGACATATAGGTAGTGGAGAATTTTGTATGTCATTCCAAATGAATGACAATAGTAATAGAGGATTTTGGTGGGGTGATAGTGGACATAGTGATGCACAAGGTGCAATGTCATTAACTACAAATGGTAAATTAACAGTTGCAACATCTATTTCAGTTGGTCAAGGAGAAAGTGTTACATCACCAAGTGGTGTTGCATTAAGTGTTGATGGTACTGGTGTTGCAAATGCAGCAACTTTAAAAATTAATAATTCATCTAGTTCATCATTTAATCATTCTTTAGAAGCATTTGCTGCTAATTTAACAAATGCTGAATCAAATATATTATTATTTGGTAAAGCAGGTAATACAAGAAACTCAGGGTATATAGGTTATCATTGGATAGGACATCAGAGTGTGGATAACTATGTAACATTTGGACATTGGGGGGTTGACCATATAATGAAAATTTATGGTAGTGGTGATATACATTTAAATAGTTATGCTTATGCAGTTGCTAATGTCAATCAAACTGGTGATAGTGGTTTAAATCTTTTTGGTAATAGATTAGGTTTTGACCAGTCAGGAACTAGAAGTTGGACTATGAAAGCAGCTAATGGTTTTCTCAATGTTTTTTCTGGTGATTCAATAAGTAAATTCAATTTAGCTGGTAATTTAAGTTTAAGTATTAATGGTGGTAGTATTGCTTATCCTGATACTGGTAGCATTAATATAGGAAGCACACAATGGCGAAGATTAGGCAGATGGAAAGCTGCTCAAGGTGGCTACCAATTGATTTTACATCTTGCTGCTGGTGTTGGATATAATGCAAGTGTAGCACAACAAGGTGAAATTACAATAATTTTGAGGACATCTAATGGTTCATCTAGTCAAACAGCTACAAGTGGACCAGATGCCATGTTTTTTAGTGGCTACTATTATCAAACTGGATATAGTGCTTTAGCTAATACAAATATTAGAGTGGTTCAAGTCGGCACTACAACATATGATGTATATATGCAAGTTAAAAACTTTTTAGGTGAATCACCTCTTATAGCACATACTGCTACTGGTAGTGAGTTTTATGCTTATATGGACACTTCTGGAAACACATTTTCAGGTGTTAGTTATTTAGATTTACCACAATCACAAAGGTTTTTGTCGCAAACCATTTTTAATAATTTAATTGCTAATAATGCATTAGAATTTAGTGCTGGTACAAATATACCAGTTGCATCAGTAGCATATCACACAAATGGTATTCTTTATGTTAAAGGTGGTGGTGGTGGTGCTGCTATTGGTGATGATGGTTTCGGTACAAATGTCTATTGTGTTGATAATGGTGATATACAATTAAATGTACCAAGTGGTAGTGAAGTGCGACCTAGAACAAATGGTGCTGCTGGTTATGGAAGGATTTTTTCAGATGGTAATGGTGCTATATATTCAGCAAATGGTGATGTTCAATTTTTTACAAATAATAGTGCTTATGCAATAAACTGGTATAATGCAAACAAAGGTAGTTTGAACATGAGATTACTAGATAGTGGTTCACTTTTAATAGGCACAAGTTCACAAGTATCCACACATAAATTAACAGTAAATGGTAAAATAGGTGGTTTGACATTTTCAAGTTCTTTTTTAGAATTTGCTGGGGGTAATGCACAAATAAAAGCAAATGACAATGTAATCCTTGGTTTTAGCAGCCAATTTTATGTTAGACAAAATGGTGGTGTTACTATAAACAGGTCAAATACAGCAGCTACAGAAAAATTAGACATTGGTGGTAATGTCAAAATATTCCCAGCTAGTTCAAGTTGGGCAGAGGGTTTATCTTTTTCAATGCCAACTCAAGGTGTTTGGGGTGGTATAAGATTTAGAAGGGAGAGAGCTAATTCTGATGGTAATCATTATATTGGTTATGTAGGTAATTACAGCAATGATGATTTAGTATTTGGTTCTAATACTAGTGGAAACCAACATGATTATAACCTAGCAATTGGTGCAGATGGTCGAGTAACATTCGGAACTACAACTTTTGAAAGTAGTTCACAAATTACAATGTACTCCGAACTAACTTATGGATTGACAATATTACACAACAGAAATAATTCATCACAAACTTTTATGGATGCTTTATTTCTAAAAAACATAAATAATAACAACTCGAATCAATGTAGGATTGGTATGTCCACTAATGGGTCTGATGGTCAGCATCACAGGGTTACTTTAGCAGCAGAAAGAGATACATCTGCTAATTTCAGGGGTGAGTTTAGTGTGCATGTTAGACAATCAGATGCGACAAATCCAAAAAGATTAAAACTTGCATACAATGGTGATTTAACTGTAAGTGGTGATGTTGTTGCTTTTGGTTCACCATCAGATAAAAAATTAAAAGAAAATATCAAACCAATTAACAACGCATTAGATACAGTTAAAAAATTACAAGGTGTTACATTTGATTGGAAGAATAAAAATGATATACTTGACATTGGAAGTGATTATGGTTTTATAGCACAAGAAGTTCAGAAAGTATTACCTGATTTAGTTAGAGAAAATGACAACAACAGATTATCTTTAAGAGATAAAGGAATTATATCTGTATTGGTTGAAGCAGTCAAGGAGTTAAGTGCTAAAGTCGAAGCATTAGAAAATAAATATAATAATTCTTAATAATTATGGCAGTTCCGAGTTCAGGTAACGAGTTAAGCATGAATAAAATTGCTAGAGAAAGAAAAGGTTTTGGCTATAATTCTAGTAGCAATGTTACATCACCAATATTTATGTCAGATATATCAAGATTATCAGGTGGTAATTCTAGTGGTTCAGGCACAAGTTACCCAGCAGTAAATATGAATAATATTGCATTGCACCGACCTGATGGTGCTAACCCATTACAGTTTAGTGAGTTTTATAGTTATGAACAAAACTTGACTAGAACTGGTTTTCATTATATATATAGTGCATCAAGTTCTAGTGATGCTTGTTTGAGTGGTTTACCAGCTTTTAATGCATATTATCATACAGATGGTAATAATTTATTCCCTGATAATTTAACAGGCATATATACTGCTTATACAACACAAACAGGTACAACAACAGCAGCTAGTGGTTTTTATCAATTATTTGATTCTAATTTTAATTCAACTGGCAAGTTTATACAAGTAGGTAGTAATGGTGCTATAATTGGTGGTGGCAATTGTTAAAATAATTAATTAAATTTGTAAAAAAAATAATTATGGCAATTACATATTCATGGCATATTTTACAACTAGATGCTAAAATTAAACAAGATGACAAATCTAATGTCATCCACACAGTACATTATATTTATAGAGGTATAAAGGATGATGATACAAAATTAACACATGATGTTCATAACTCTGTTGGATTAGCAGCACCTAGTGATGATGATTTTATAGAATATGATGATATAAAAAAAGAAAATGTAATTAGTTGGATTGAATCAATTGTAGATGTCGAACAATGGCAAAATATAATTACTGAAGAAATTAATAAAAAAGAAAATCCAA